GAAGTGTAACGAAGTCGAGTAGATATTTCTGTATTATATCCAAACTTTTTAGATTGTTCTAAATCTTTTTCTATTAATTTTTCTTCAACACCAGTAAGTAATTTAAACTTTACTTTATTTTTTCCAATTGGTGTTTCAAAATCAAAAGAGTTGTCACTATAATCTACTCCATCTACTGTCTCTTTAAAAGGACACTCAGTAAGGTCGAAGGTGTGTTCAACTTTTTGTTCAAGATTATTTGGATTTGATACTTCGACAGTATATTCAGGACCATAAGCAAGAATACGAGCGGCAACTAATACTGCATTTTTATCACCCAACACGAGATGTTCTTGTTTAACACCCTTGGTGACAATCAGACTATCTAATAATTTATCAATAACCACACCTTTCTTAATAAGGTTTTCAGACATAAGAATGTCTTCTTCTTTTGTGGTCATATATTTTAATTCTAATTTACCTTCAGCAAGTGGTGAATCTTTTGGATATACTTTTCCACCTGACGGTAAATCTATAACTTCCGTAGGGAACTTATGTTCTGACATTATAACTCCTTAGTGTTTTTATAACTTTTTACTACTTAGCGCCGAATACTTTAGACCAAAAGCCTTTTTTCTTCTTCTTGCCTTTTTCACCTAATTTCTTACCTTTCTTCTTTTTCTTTTTCTTGATTTCTTCCATACCAGCCATGTTCATATCAGAAGCATTAGCAGTTGGAACAGCACCAAAAAGAATTACAGCAGAAAGCATTAGTTTTAGTATATTTTTCATATTAGAACTCCAATACAGCATAATCGTATCTTAGGGTTAATGTAATTTCAACGGGATTAGAATCAGTAAAATCTAAATCACCAAAAGAGGCATCTGAGATGTAAGTACCATGTAGTGTCCACTTTTCAATAATGTCACCTACAGGTCCTAAAACTTGAAAAGTAATATTTTTCTTATAAGTGTCTTGATACCCATCACGACCAGTAGTGCTTTCGTGGTGTAATCTTACCCAATCTATTACAGCCGAAGCAGCAGAAGGAACAATAGGATCGTAAAGACTAATTTGTAGAGTTTGCCATCTACCTTTGCCTTTTACATACTTTGTGATGTTCATATGTTCCAAAACAACTTCATCAAATGTAATTTGTGGTCTTTGAGCTGTCTTTATAGTAAAGGCAGGTATACCAGCAATTTCCATGATAAACCGATTTTTTAACTTTGGTTCATATGGTGTATAAAATAATTTATCTTGTTCTAAAAGTTGAGCCATTTGTTATCTCCAAATTTTGGTCTTCAATAATAAATATCTACTTTCCTAAAAACTATTCAGGAAAAGCAGCTCCTGTTGGTTGTACCACAAAGTCCAAAACGATAAACTCAGCAGTTCTTGTAGGTTGGATAAATATCTGACCTATTAACTGATTTCTATCTATGGTTTCTGGCGTGTTATTAGTATCATCCATTACTACTCTGAAAGCGTTTAATCCTTGATTTGCCTGAACTTGTTCCATATATGGATTCACAACATTCAAGAATTGGTTTCTTAAGTCTGAAGTATTTTGTTCAAACACAAGATTTCTTGAAGAGTTAGCAACAAATTTCTTAAGATTGATTAACAACCTTCTGAAGATTACTCGGTCAAGAGCAGAAGCTTTCTTCTGAGTTGTTTTCTGACCAAAGACAGTTACACCTTGACCAGGAAAGGTAGCAATCGGATTTGAATTTGAATCATACAAGTCATCACGATTTGATTGTGTTAATTTTCTATAAGCCTGAACAGCAGAGTCTATACCACCTCTATTTAATCCAGCTGGAGCAAACCAAGGTTGCCCGATAGTATCGTTAAAGTTATACACACCTGCAATAACAACTGATGGTGGAACATATCTAAAAACACCAGCAGTAGCATCTTGAATCTGTACCCAAGGATAATAAGTAGCAGCATAACTTGAGTTACGAGCTTCTGTATTTGTTTTTGCAGTAGCCACAGTAGAGGTTAAAGCAACATTATCATATACTAAGAAACAGTCACCTCTATCTTGACACATTTCGATTGCCTGTCCTATAATTGAATTATGATGAGCATCTATAGCTTGGTCAATTACACCAGGTAAGAAAAGTAGATTTATATCATACTCATCTTTGTTGCCTAAGATACTAATAGCAGTTCCATATCCACCACCTTGAGTTGCACCACTTGGCTTTGTCTTAGACTCTGACATATTAATACCTTGTGAGTTTGAATTATCTATATCACCATAAAATTTAAATGGATGTGATTGGTTCTCACCACCATTTGAACCAGCAGTTTGACCACTACCAGGATCAACTTCACCATCTATTGATATAGCAGTTCCAAAAGCACCACCATAACTTCCACTACCTACTTCCGGCAAAAATGATTGTGATATGATATAGGTAGTCGTCACATTACCTGATGAATCTAAATAATTTGGTGTTTTCCTTGCCTCTGGCAGGTTACTTACTCTAACATAGTTTGACTGATTTGGATAATCTCCACTTGGTCGTACAAATGCAACACCATCTTCAACAACGATAGTCGATGTTTGATTTCCAATTCTTTTTAAAATATAATCAGTTGAACCAGGATCCATAGTTAAATTTTCGTGTGTTTCAATAACTACTTTTTTATCCTGTGTATCATTACCTTGACGAAGTAGTAATGTAAAAGTTCCTTTAGCAAGATTTCTTTGAGATATTTCATAACGAAAGTTATCAGCTCTTCCACCATAACTACCAGAAAGAAGTTGGTTATTTGTGGCAGAATGTGCTCTTATTGGAAGCAGACCATTAGCTCCGAAATTAGTAGATCCTGTTCCTACAAAATTATTTAATTGAGGCCCATCACCTAAAGCTTCAAGAGTGAACATTTCTGTACTACCACTTGTGACTATGGCAGTAGCTTTTGCCGTGTTACCTTCAGGTTCAGCAACTCTAACAACTGTTAGAGGACCACCTATTCTTAAATATTCTTTAGCGGTATGTGATGTTAAAAATTGATAATTGTCACTACCACTTTCTATTATCTCACCGAATATGTTAACAAATTCCGTGTAAGAGTTAACCATAGTTGGTTCAAGGATAGGACCTTTTACAGTTGGACCTACAACAGCTGCTCCAATAGGACCTACAGTTGCGGGTAAAAATGATTGGTCTATTTCATTTGTAAATACACCTGGTGATAGAATTTTTTCAGCCATTTGCTGTCTCCAAAAATTAGGTAAGATTTAATACAATTATTCATATATAAATATTACCTAATTTTGGAAAGATAGAGAAAGTTATTTTATTTTTCTTCTTCGGAAGGTTGGACTTCTACAGATGGAGTGAATACTCCAGTGGTTGGATCTAATGTACCAGGTCCATACTTATCTGTAATTGACTGAAGAGTTTCTTGTTCTTCTACTTTGAGAGCTTCTAACTCTTCGTGAAGTTTAAACTCTTCCTCTTCGACTGCTTCAGATTGTTTCTCCAAGTTAATCTTAGCAATTGCTAATTGACCAAACCTATTGGTAATCCCATTAGATTTAGTAGAAAGCTCTTGAAGAGACTGTAGTTCTTTTTCTGTGAATTTTACTTCTGACATTTTTGAAACCTCTAATTTAGTTTATTATAAACAATTATATACATATATAATTATAAAAGTTTTTCGGAAAAGGTCACTTTTTTTGGTATATAATCTCTACCTAATTCAGCTTTTTTACCAAATACATTATCGGTAAATTCAGGTATCATATATCCTTTGACAGTCATACTGAACTCATTTCGTATCATTCTTTCACCTTGTGACTCCATTTCTATTTCGTTTGATATATCACCATCAAGTGATGATAGAAAACGATGAGATGTTTGATCACCGAAGTAAGTTTCTAAATGTTCTATCCAAAGTGAATTTAATTCATTCATCTGTTCTATAAAAGATGTCATCATAACAATACTATAACTACATCTTACAAAATCTGGCATACCAGTCTTTATAAACTCTTGTACAGGTTTTTGTCCTGTTAAAACAGCAAACCTATCGTATCTGTTATTTTTACTCCAACCACTACTTGAACGAACAACAGATATAAATTTTCCTCTTACATCGTTATCAAACGAAAGTGGCATATCTTCATTAAACCCAAGTGATGTTCTTTTTATCACTATCATCGGTAAAATTATTACACCGTTTTTATCTCTTAATGTTCCTCTAGATTTTATAGACTTCCATCTTTCTTCATTACCATAAAGAACAGGTACAGATATAATCTCGTTCTGTTCTCTCACTTTTGGTTTCATTATATTTCTAATGTGTTTAATAACTGCTGTATCTATTTCCTTTAAACCAATAGAGAATCCCTTACCAGCATTTTGACCACCTGGTTTCTTTATGACTACTTTAGGATTACCTTTCTCACTTCGGATACTTGTTTGTTCGGCACGATTTACATTTGACTCA